AAGCTACTACATATGTATTGTGAAAGCCTGAGCCTTTAGTGATAGCTTTCTTATAGGCTTTACTGAGAGATCCATCTGGATTAGTACCAAATCTTTTTTCTGCTAGTTTCTCTATAGGAGGAAGAACAATCTCATCAATACCCTTAGCCTTAGCATCTGCAATAACAGACTGTAGTAGTACTCGTACCGAATCAGTTAGACTTGTAATAGGCGTATCTTTTTTGCTTACGATAGATCCAGATTTTGCTGTATAGTTTCTTGCAGACTGTATTATTTCACTTATAATTCTTTCTCTACCTGAGAAGTCAAATACATCAAGTTTTTTAGCAGCCATAAGGTTTAACATATACCTTAAAGCCTCTGTCGGTTCTTGGTAATATATCCCAGTTTTGGACATCAAAAGACCACTATCATCAAATACTTTTGATAGGGACTCGTTAACTTCTTCTCTAGAAAGTTTTTTATTTGTAACTATAGGCAAATAATCATTGAATACAAAATCTTTATAATCTTCAAAGAATGTTCCCGGCAGTTCAAACTCTGGCTCAAAAGCTATGTCATCCATTTGCAAGTCAAATTCTTTTTTAAACGTATCTAAAAGTTCTTTACTATCCTTAGTAGGATTCCTTGACATGTTTTGTATTACATCAGACTGAAGCTCTTCTATTAAGATATATTTTTTACCTAACGATGAATCAAACTTTTTTGATAGAGAAGCAAGTCTTCTAGGGTTTTCAGTAGAGAAAAGCTCAGAAAGTTCACTTTTATCTTTAATAGTAGGGGAAGTTTCTCTTACACTGTATCTTGTATGTGCTAGGTTATTAGGGCCGTAGTGAGTCATTAGTCCTAAGTTGCCCCCAACTACATCAACGCCAATTTCTTCGTACCCTACTTCACGATCTAATAGATCCCCCTGCCTCTGCATAGTTTTATTAGCAGTCTTTTTCTTTACAGCTGAAATTCTTAGAGGTTCCATGCCATCGTCAATAGCACCACTACCAACATATTTTGTTGTACCAGCTGGTGTAGTGTAGCTTACTATTCCCGGAGCAACATCCTCACCTCTAGTATATTTTTTAGCAGGATCTAAACTAAACTCTCTATAGTCTAACTCAGCCTGTGTAACTTTAGGAGCACGCTTTCGTACAAAAGCCTCAATGTTTTCTCCTCTAGTCCCTTCTTTGCCTATAGGTGCATTCTCAATAGCAGACTCTAGGGGGCTATAAAACTCAGCTATAGTAGAATTATTAGGGTTTGATACATCTCTAAGAACTGCATCTGTCTGCTTGAACATAGGATTAAACTTAGGGTTATCCGTAATGCCCAGCGCAGAGCTTAGCTCTTTAGCTATAAGTCTACTAAGTGCAGCCATTACTGTACGTTCCCACTAAAGCCCGGTTCTCCGGGCGCTGCAGCAGCACCTATTCCTATGTTACCACCACCGCCGCCTGTCATGTCTTGTGGTCCTGTTGGGCCTGCTCCTTGTGGTGGAGGTGCCCCAGCTGGTCCTGCATTAGGATCTCCGGGTGCAGCAGGCTCAGGAGGAGCTTGGAACCCTTTAAGAATTTCAGCCTGTACTGCTGCGTCTTGAATGGAGTTAGTTACTTTATCAGGATCAAGATCCATGCTAATTGCAATCTCACGAATGATGTAATCCATCTTAGCAAACGGTGCTAGTATAGGATTCTGTGCAACCTGCAAGAACTGCAGCAAGCGTTGGCTACGTACTTCGTTAGCCATCAGTGACTCAGTACCTTGAGCTTTGACTTCTAAGTCACCCTTAATTTCAGGATCATAGTCGAACTGCATGTTGAAGCTAAAGAAAGCTTTGCCTAGTGGGTTAAGCAGGTAGTCATCTACGTTCTTAATAACAGTACGGATAGAGCCATTAGCTGCTGACATAAGCATAGAGATACCAGAAGCTGTACGTCCTACGCCTGTCACGCCTGTCTGACCGTGAGCAAAGCTAGGGAAGCCTGTTGATTCGTCTGCTAGTACTCGTGCCTTATCGAACAACTGCATGTTCTCACCAGCAACGTTAGGGAATGATGTACCGAAGATAGCTTGTCCGGGTGCACCCCCTTGACGCCTAAACACTTTGCCCGGATATACTGAAAGGTCTTGGCCCGGTACTAAGTTTGTCTCATCAACCTCAATCAACAAGTTACCTGACAGTACAGCATTATCTACTGCCATACGCATGAAGCCGTTCATAAGGGTCTGTGTGTCATCCATGTTCTCAGCGATACCTACACCGAAGAACGAGTACGGATTGACTTCATAAGGCACAGCGTAGTAAGGTATAAGTGCAGGCTTGAATGGATTCATAACCATACGTAAGACGTTACCGTTACACACCCACAAGTTTACGTTAAGCTGCTCTGCATCTTTAAGTGCACGAGGGATCTCTATGTCGTGGTCCTCTAATACTTCACGATCAACGAAACCCCAGAACTCTTTTACTTCATAGCGTTCAGCTTGGCTACCGTGCTCGTCATCCTCCATGACTTGCTCCCACCACTTCTTCTCATAGGATTCACCCATCTTAAGAGAGTTGTCGATAGCGTTGTCACGAAAGAAAGGACGGCCTTTAAGGGCACGCAGCTGAGAGCGAGACATCTTGTGACGCTCAACTATATACTCAGCCTCATCCATGTTAGATGCGTCAGGGTCAGGATAGAAGTTCCATAGAGATACATTGCTCGTAGAAGGAACAGTCTTTATAGTAGGGTCATAGTTACCCTCATCATCCCAATTAGGATACTCTTTGTTTACAGCGAATGGGCCTTTCATAATGCCTGTGCCAAACAAAGAACATTCAAAGGCAGCAAGACGTAGCTGTTTGTTAGCTCCACTCTCCTCTAACTGATCGTGTATCTTCTTCTGCATCTTCTTAGCTGCAACTTTTGCAGGATTAAAAGTAACATCAGTAGGAGTAGTACCCGGTCCTTCAACAACTTTTTCTTCTACAGGCTCAAGCTTACCAGCTAAAGCACCCATACGTTCCTTAAGTTGTGGCATAGTTTCGCCGGGAGCAAGACGGCTCTCTTCATTAGTAAAGGGAGTAAAGGCTTCTTTGATACTCTCCATTGCTTCTTCAGCAGCTGGATCAGGGTTCGTACTAAAGTGTACAGAGTCAGCTACACCTTCTGGAAGGCTAGTAGGATCTACAACAATAGGAAACTTCTTGTTACCAAAAAGAACATCAACAATCTGCCCGTAAGCAGCTAGAGTTTTAGTCTTAGTTACTTTTACAAATACACGAGAGCGCTCAGCCTCAGTGAATTGTACTTGTGGATTATACAAACCACGATAGTTACGATATGCTTTTAACCAACGTTCTTCATCTTGGCGTCTAGAGTCTTCAGCTTTCTTGTAACGATTCTCTACAAAAGAAACAATACTTCCTACTGAAGTGTCTGAATCGTAAGAGTCTTTCTTTACATCTTCAATATAAGAAGATTCAGAGGATTCAATATTTTCATCGTAGCTATCATCAAAATCTTTAGGGTCCATACTTAGTATCCAAATGTTGGGTCAGCTGCTTGAAAGCCTGACCTTGAAGTTGCTGGATCGTAGTCAAATAAAGAGCTACGGGGTCTTGTCATAATACCATACCTTAAAGCGTCATACAAGTGGTCTTCTGCATTTGTATCAACGTCCTCTGGATTACGTTTATCTAAAGGTATGCTAGGTAACTGCGCTACTAGGTTAGTACAATCATTAAACATAACTAAACGAGGTTCTTCTGTAAACTCATCTACTTGAAGTCTACGATGTAATTCATTCTTTCCAGCTACACGTGACCCTTTAGAGCGGTCAGAAGGACGCCAACGACACCCTCTCATGTTCATTTGTTCTGCCAAAGATGGACCAGTATCACCACGTTTATGCCACAAAGAACTATCAAGCACCCCATATCTTATACTGCCATCTCCTGATTCAGCTTCTAAGATCATGTCAGCTAAGTCTATAGCTGTAACCTTAGAACAATATAACTCTCTATACACTATTAATTGCTCAGCAGGACTAACTGCAACCCAGACAACTCCTGTGTAACTACCATAACCGTAGTCACATGCCCTAAATCTTGTCCAGCTTTTTGGTATAGCATAAGGCTCGACCACATGTATAGCACGGTTAAACTCAGGAAAAGCGGCACCTTCGTTTACATCCCAATCTCCATCAAGCAATCTCTTGCGTTGTTGATCAGGTAAAGACAAAAGCATTGCTTCGTAGTCACCGCTATCCGCTAGGTAAGGATTATCAAACAAACTAGCAGGAATAAACTTACGTTTAAATAGGGGCTGGTCTTCTTTTCTATGACCCTTAGGGTAGCGTAACGTGTCTCCTGTTTCTATATTAGTAGCCCAGAACGCAGAGTTAGGCGTTGCTGGATCAATAAACATCTTCTTAACCCAAGCATGACCGGGACCACCGGGGTTAGTAGTAGCTCTCATGTAAAGACCTAACTCAGATGAGGCAGATCTTAAACGACTCCGCATGTAATCCCAAGCAAAGGAACTAGACCACTGAGTCAACTCATCGAAGGCTACATAGTTAAACGCCTGTCCTTGGTAGCGCATAACGTCTGTGTCTTTATCTAAGTAAGACATCCAGAGCCTACCGCCTTGAGGTGTAGTCCACTGAGACTTTCTCTCTGACCACTTAATACCCGGTATAGCTTTAGGGTACAACTCTTGGCTCTTCTGTATAAGCTCTCTTAGTTCCTCTGTAGTGTGTCGTACTAGTAGTCCACTAAAGTCTTTGTTACCTAAGTCACGTAAAGGATCAGCTAATGTAGCATAGCTCTTCCCACCTCCAGCTGCTCCACCATACAGTACCTCACGCTCATTAGCTGCTAAGTAGTTAGTCTGTGGTCCGGGGTTAGCCTTAAAGACTACCTCTTGTGCAAACTGTACGTCATAGGGTGCAGGTGTTACCGTTGCGAATACTTTGTGCTCAGGTTTTGTTTCTTCTGTCTTCGTAGGTGTAGTAACCGATTCTTTCTTTTTCGAGCGCTTCGTATTGCTGGATCGTTTCTTCAAGCCAGAGGGCGAGCTTACGCTTAATTGCAGCAAGTGATTTACGTCTTCGCTCGACATCTATACGTTTCTTAAGTCCATCATGAGTTATCTGTCTGCCTGATTGAGTAGTTAACCAAGCAGATACTTCTCTGTAACTATACTGCTTTAAATGTTTCTTTGCAAGCTCTAATAATTCTAATTCTTTAGGTACAGGTTCTAACCAAGAATCATCTGCAGGATCTATATTGTAACCAAAGGGTACAGATCTTTTAGTTAGTCTTGGTACTCGCTCCCAGTTCTTTATGTTGTCAGGCTTTGGTAACATCCAATAGCCTAACTCTGCCTTTTGAAAGTTAGTTCTACGTTTCATCGCCAGCATTAGAATCCTTTGGTGGTAGTATAAACAAGCCACCGCTAGACTCTACTGCAACCTTTTCAGTTTTAACTAAACCAGAGCGGTCTAACACTTGGCCTGCTGCAATCATGCGCTCCTTAACGCCTAGCTGCGTAGGGTCATCCAAAGCCGACCCATAAGCAATAGCAGCTTTTGGACCCAATCTTGACATGTAGCTTTTAGTCGCTTCAAATATTTCATCTTTAAGTGCCTC